AAGGTGGTGGTGAGGTTATCACACGATACTTCAAGACCGGTGAGGTTCGTGCTCAAACATACTTCCATGGTGATGTGGATGTGTTCGAGTGTGGATGGGATGATGTGATCGAAGAACGTCAGTTCGTTAAGTTCTATGGTATGAGTTCACGCGCTGCAAACGACAAACACAATGGTGGTCTTCGTGAGTATCGTTGTGCTGAAGGTCGTGAGGTCACTGTACCATATCGTGGATCTGTCATCAACACTCTCGATGATCTGTTCGGTGGAATCCGTTCGACATGTACGTACGTTGGTGCACGGTCAGTCGGTGACCTACCAAGACTAGGTCGGTTTGTTCGATGCGGCGATACACACAATCGGGTATACGAATAATATCAAGCGCCCATAGCTCAGCTGGCCAGAGCGTCCGACTTTTAATCGGAATGTCGTAGGTTCGAATCCTACTGGGCGTACCAAACTTTTTGCAAAAAGTGCACATTAACTGTGTACAAGACCGCCAAAGTGTGGTATACTGTATATATAATAATAATGAGGATTATATTATGGCCAAATTTTACTGTCAAGCGAACAGCCGGAGTCAAAAAGAAGTAGCGATCTTTGAGATGCTCGAGAAAGCCAGTGACTATCTTGTTGAGACTCTTGGTCTCCAAGACTATCTTAAAGAAGTCCGGATCGAACGGATGAACGGCTGTGTACAAACACGGTCGATCCACAAACACCTGAAGGTAGGAAGTGGGCAGGCGTAGCAAGCCTAGAGGATTTCTTTGCGTAATGAGTAATTCCTTTATAAATATTTAGCATTCACATATACTAAGAAAGGTATCGTCATGAAGACGCTTATGGATTATCTAAAAGAAGGACCAAATGATCCTTCAATATTTAAAGCAATATTTTTGGCGGGTGGTCCTGGTTCAGGTAAATCATTTATGGTTGGCGAAACTGCTTTAACAGCTCATGGATTTAAAATTGTGAATTCAGACGATATGTTTGAAGCAGCCATGAAAAAAGCTGGATTGACAATGGATCCTGAAACTATCTTCTCTGCACAAGGACAAGCAATAAGAGACAGAGCAAAGAAACTAACGGGAATGCGACTCGATCAATGGGTTGAAGGTCGTATGGGTTTGGTTATTGATGGCACAGGAAAAGATGCTGAAAAAATCAAAGGGCAAGCACAAGAATTGCAATCGCTAGGATATGAAGTGGCAATGATATTTGTAAACACAGATTTGGAAACTGCCCTTTCTAGAAACCAAGCAAGACAGCGGTCATTGCCTGATGCAACGGTTAAAAAAATGTGGAAAGATGTTCAAAATAATATTGGAAGATTTCAGGGGCTGTTCGGACAAAATCTTTTAATTCTCGATAACTCTGAAGGAGAACAGTGGAAAAAATCTGCACAGGCTGGTTATAAATGGGGTAAGAAGTTTGCTGAGAAACCTGTGAGTCGAAGAGCAATGCACTGGATCTCTTCTTTTAGGGATAAACAAAAATAAAGCTAACGGAAAAAGATTACAAGTGTAGCAAGCCTAGAGGATTTCTTTGCGTGATGAGTGATGAGTTGAAGGAAATGTACCGAGTGTACTACGAGAACGTACGTCGGTGTCAGGAGATGTGTAACCACGATATTGTGGATGGTTATTGTTTCCTATGTAATAAGTTTTTTGATGGAGAAGAGAATGAAGTTTAAGGGATACGAATACCCCAAAGGGGAGAAGCACACTGCTGAGTCCATCTACAATGAATGGAATAACAAAGGTGCTCAGATCTTGGACCTACTCGAGCGTATCGATGCTCCTGAGACTGGTTCGGCTATTCAGGCCGGTGCCAACTGTGGTTACTTCCCGGTTCAGTTGGCCAAGGCGTTTGACCACGTGGTTACGTTCGAGCCACTGCCCGAGCTGTATAAGCTTGCCAAGAAGAACATCGAGAAGCACGGTGGTGACAACATCACTCTGTTGAATATGGGACTTGGTCGTGAGGCTGACTCTGCATCAATCACGTTCACCGAAGAGGGTAACTGTGGTGCAACAGGTCTCACTGCAGATGCAGATGGTGAGCTAGAGCTCATGAGCATCGACAACCTTTATCTGAGTGACTGCCTGCTAATCTGGCTTGACATTGAAGGTATGGAAGCCGAAGCACTACGTGGAGCTGAGAATACCATTAATCGCTGTCGTCCATTGATCGTGGTCGAGAATAAAGGTCTCATTCACGGGTTCGATAGTGAAGGCGAAGGCCAGGAACTGCGTCAGGGTAACTCATACTTCAGACGTTGGTTTGAGAAAGAGTATGGCTACAAGCGTATTACTCGCCTGATGCGTGATGATGTGTTTATCCCAGCGGAGTACTTGTAATGCGTCTATCGAAGAACTTTATGTTGGCTGAGTTCGAGAAGTCACAAACAGCTATTCGACTCGGCTATAACAACGAGGTACCTCCTCAACACCTACCGAGCCTTCGGTCACTGGTTGACAACGTGTTACAGCCAGTCCGTGATGAGTTCGGTCCAGTCCAGATCTCGTCAGGCTATCGTTCGAAGTTCTTGAACACCGCTATCGGTGGTTCGACGCGATCACAGCATTGCAGCGGTCAAGCGGCCGACTTCGAAGTACCAGGTGTATCGAACTATGATCTGGCAACATGGATCCGTGACAATCTCACCTTCGATCAGCTGATCCTTGAAGGTCATCGTAAGTATGTCATAGGATCTGGATGGGTTCACTGTTCGTTCACTGACTTCGGGCCCAATAGAAAGGACGTACTGACAGCTACGTTCGTCAATGGTAAAGCAACATACACAAGAGGATTATCAGAATGAATATGCTACTCGACTTCGCACTAGACTATCTGGGCTTTGCACTCATGGTATGTGGTTTTATCCTTGGTGCTCGTACGTTGACAAGTATCGTCATGGACCTCAAGAATGCAGTTCAGTCATGGAGAGACATTGATCTTGAGGATTGGGTTGACCTTGTCGTCAGTGCGGTGTTTCTACTCGTAGGACGCTTATTGACTCTGTACTAAAATAACTGTGTACAAACGATCCAAAGCGTGGTATACTGGTTATATGATGAGAAACCTTGACAACAAGACGAAGATCGGTTTGGCTATATCAGTCGGCCTACCGATCTATATGAGTATGGCCACACTCGTTAGTGCCTTGGCTGAAGAAACACCAAGAGAACCAGACCACGTGGTCATCATGTCAGAAGGTGTGATCGAGCCATCCTCGGAGGTATCTGCTACGGTTGACTACGTTCCTATGGTATACCACTATAACGACACGAACCGTCGTCTGTATCAAGAGACCGATATCATCAGTGAGATCGGCGAAGATGTAGATGACCGTGAAGAGTTGCTATGTATGGCAATCAACATTTACCATGAAGCTCGCGGATCAACCACCGAAGACCAGATTGCTGTGGCTGAAGTCGTCAAGAACCGCACAGCGGATTGGCGTTGGCCTGACACTGTATGTGATGTCGTATGGGACAATAAGCAATTCTCATGGACACACGATGGACTCAGCGACATGCCACGTGAAGATCGTGCATGGGAAACCAGCCAGTACATTGCCTGGCTCAGCCTGAACAATATGGTCGAGAATCCAGTCGGTAACGCCAACCACTACCATACAACTGAGATTGATCCGTACTGGAGTGTTTCGGCACGACAGCAGGTTGGCTCACATTTCTACATGGAAATGTAAATTAGTTGTGTACAATACCATCGAAATGTGATATACTGGTATTATGATTGAATAGGAGTTACTATGGCAGCAAAGAAGAAGAACAAGAAGTCTACCGGACCGACACTCTCTCGTAAGTATGATACTAAGTATATCGGTAACGAGATGGAGTTCGACAAGGTTGACTTCGACACTCTGAGTGAACGTGACCGCCGACTGATGCAAAGTCAGGCACTCAACTGGTATGCGTACATGTATGACGTCAAGAAGGATTACCGTGACGTCATCAAGGCGTACGCCAAAGAGTTGGGTTGGTCTGCCGCAGACATCACAGGTCTCAATGGTATTCAGTTCGAGAACGAACACACTGGCTTCATGAAGCTGGTTCGTATGTACCAACTCGGATGGAAACTCGATGAGCGTGAGGCTGGTCACGTGAGTAACCTTATGGCCAGACTCAAAGGACTGGTCACCGAAGCTCGTAAGTCAGTGGCTGATACAAAGCCACGTGCTGTTCGTAAGGTATATGACTCTGACACACAGATCCTCTACGAACTCGAGTATGACTTCGAGGATGTGGTTATCGAGAACAAAGAGATTCCTGAGTTCAATCTCTATGATCGTATTCGTACCTTCAATCCATCACGTACCATACTCAATGGTGTTGTTCGTGAGTGGTTAGAAGGTCGTATCGCTGAAGCCAAGACCGCTGAGTCCAAAGAGACCTATGGTGTTCGGTTCCAGAAGAAACTAGTCAAAGCGTACGAGGCCATGGTCGTTGATCTGGATCGTTCGTTGGTCACTCCGAAGCGTGTGTCAAAACCCCGGGTCAAGAAGAAGACCCCCGCGGTTCGTCAGATACGTGACCTCAAATATCTCAAAGAGTCGTCCGAATACAAGGTGGTGTCTATCAATCCTGAGAAGGTTGTGGGCGCAAACAACGTCCTTGTGTTCAACACTAAATACCGAAAGCTCATATGGTACTTCAGTACTGGCGGGTTTGAGGTATCGGGTACTTCGTTGAAGGGTGCGAATAGTTCCGCCCAGAAGACCCTCCGTAAGCCTGAAGAACAGCTTCAGGCCTTCCTGAAAACTGATGCTAAGACCAAGTTGACAAAGGCTTTTGCGACCATCAAGTCAAGTGAGTCACAAGCATCCGGTCGTCTGAATGACAACTGCATAATTATGAAAGCGTTCTAATGGTAAGTTTATTAATATTTGGCCTGTGTGTGATTGGGAGTACGTGTATCTCCAAGATACTGTCTGGGTGGATTTACCACTTCGATCTTCAACGGACCCTGGACGAGAATGATGTTGAAGTTGAAGATGCAGTTGTGATGACACCTGTATCACCAGGTATCTTACTTCTTGACCGGTTCATCGTCTTCTCGTTGTCGTTCATCAGCCTTTCACTGTTGTGGAAATAGTATGAATAGTTTTGAAGCCACAATGGCTGTCTTCGCAGTCGTCCTAGTTATCTATGGCGTGATATTCGCTACATTTGGAGTTATAATATGAAACTACGTAAGGTTGAAATTGAACGCTTGACCGATGAGTCAGACGCAAAGCTACTGACAAAGAAGCAGTTCAGCAGCTTGGTCGTCAACATCAAGAAAGAGTATGAGGTCGGGACAATTGAAGCTGTGCTTCAGGTATGTGAAGAACGTTCTATCGATCCTGAAGACGTAAAGAATCTAATCGATCCTACCGTACGTGGGATGATTGAAGAGGAGGCATTGGCTCTCAATCTGTTGAGAGGTAGTAAGGCATCACTCGGTGCATTTCTGTAATTGACTGTGTACAATCCCTTCAATATGTGATAGAATAATATTATGACGCCTTTCGAAGCATACCGTATCTATATTGCTGTGTCCACTCATTTTTCGAGTGACAGTTACGACATTCACAAGTACAACGGACGTGCGAATGTCAGTGAGTCCTCATTCTTGAGGAGACGTGATGCTTCGTTCTTTTACCGTGCCCCGAAGATATACAAGACGCAAGACAAGTGGACAAAGGCCATCGTTGCGTGTACACTTCAGGACAAGGGTTATGTTGCTGATGTGTTGAGTTCAGATGACATAGTAGACGAGTTCATGGTACGACGTGAGAATATGTCACGCCATTATCAAGACGATCTTCGTGATCTCCTTGACATCACTCGTAAGCTTGACCATCTGTTCATACAGGATTATGATACCACCGATCCGGTCATCATATCGAAGATACATCACGGCGAAATCAGTTATGAGTCAGCGGTTTTAATGGATATGGTTTTCCGTTGGCTCAACAAGGCTCGTAGCAGTGACACACTGCTCTGGCCAACCACACGTAAGAAGTTGATCAAGTACCGGTCATTCTTCAATATCGATGTGGATAAATATAAAGACCTTACTGCTAAGGTCATCAAAAATCATATTTAGTCGATAGTTAAAAGGAAAATAATATGTCGTTTGCTTCAATGAAGAAGTCACGTCAAGCTGAACTTGACAAGCTGAAGTCTCAAATCGAGTCTACCAATAAAGGTGGTGCTGGTAACCGAGACAACTTCTGGAAACCAGAGCGTGATAAAGCTGGCAATGGCCAGGCTATCATTCGCTTCCTCCCCGCAGCTGAAGGTGATACCACACCCTGGATTACCTATTATGACCACTGGTTCAAAGGACCTACAGGTCAGTATTACACAGAGAAGTCGTTGACCACAATCGGTCAGGATGATCCAGTCTCTGAGTTCAACAGCCGTCTCTGGAATTCAGGTGTCGATGCTGATAAAGATCAGGCACGTGCTCAGAAGCGTAAAATGCACTATGTTGCGAACATCCTTGTGATCAAAGACTTTGCCAATCCCGAGAATGACAACAAGACATTCCAATACCGGTTTGGTCCAAAGATCTTTGACAAGATCAAGGATGCAATGAACCCCGTCTTTGACGGTGATGAGCCAGTCAATCCGTTTGACTTCTGGGAAGGTGCAGACTTCCACATGAAGATTACAAACGTAGAGGGTTGGGTCAACTACGATAAGTCACACTTCCGTGACAAACGTGTCCTGTCAGAGGATGATGCAAAACTCGAAGAGATCTACAATGGCCTGACTCCATTGTCTTCGCTCATCGCACCCGATAAGTTTAAGTCGTATGCTGAGTTGAAGGCTAAGTTGAACCGTGTATTGTGTATCGAAGCTGAAGAGCCAGTACGGCCATCGGCTCCTGCACCAACGGTCAGCCGAGATCCTGATGAGTTTGCACCGACACGTCCAGCCCCATCTGCAGATCCTGCACCTGCAGCGGATGATGACGATGATGATACATTGTCGTTCTTCCAAGGTCTGGCTGACGAGGACTAATATCAATGGCGTTACCTAAGCTAAACAGTACACTACTGTATAAGACCACAGTACCTTCGACAGGTGAGACTGTTGAGTTCAGGCCCTTCCTTGTTGGTGAGGAGAAGCTCTTTCTTATTGCGTCACAGTCTATGGCACCGCGAGTGTTGTATGATGTAATCAAGAGAGTTGTATCACAATGTGTTACGACCGAAGGCTTTGATGTGACCCAACTGAAGGGCTACGACCTCGACTACATGTTTCTACAGTTACGTGCTAAATCTGTAGGAGAACAAGAAACGCTCAATCTGTCATGCGGCTCGTGTGATACCAAGAATGTGTACGACATAGATTTCGAGAATGGTGTATACGTATCCAAAGGACCTGAGAGTAACAAGGTCGATCTTGGTGGTGGTATCACGCTCGGGCTTACTGAGCCAGGCATCGACGATGTTATTGAGATCCAAGAGGTACTCGAAGATCAGGCTGAACTGGCCTTCGCAATGCTAGACTTGGTGATCGATAAGGTATACACGGTCGATGAGGTGATGGTATTCCATGATGAGACTCTCGAAGAGCGTCAGTCATTTATTCAGTCTATGACAGCTGATCAGATGCAATTGATATTGGCATTCATTCAAGAGATACCTCAAGTGTCTATGGACGTTTCGTTTGTATGTGGTAACTGCGGTAAGCACAACCAGACGGTACTCAAAGGTGTATCTGATTTTTTCGCATAGGCCTGGGATATAACAATCTCGAGAACTACTACAAGACCAACTTCGTTATGAAGCACAAGATGAATTGGTCGTTCCAAGAGATTGAGTCTCAGGCACCATGGGAACGCGAAGTCTATATCCAGCTTTATATCGATGATTTGAAGAAGGAAGAAGAGCGTATGAAAGAATCTGGACAGATCTAAAGAGAAAGGCCCCTTGCGGGGCCTTTTTTATTATACCTCGTTACCTTCGTACGCCAATCGTATATCTTGGCGGTTGAGGGTTTCGATCTCCTTGAACTGTAAGGTCATGTTCGTAGCAGGGAATCCACCATCCGGACGTTGAGCCATTGAACGGTTTGGGTCAAAGTCAGTTGCGACACCGGCCAGGATACACTCCTTATAGAAGAGACCTGATCCAGCAAGTGAGACCATTTCACCGTCTTCGTTGACACGCCATGCGGATAGACGGAATGTGTTCGGGTGGATGAAGGCTACACTGACGTCAGCGATTTCACCAGCGGTCGTGCCAGGTACCAGA